GATAAGGAGCGTATGATTTCTTCTGTCTTAATCAACGAAAAAATGACCGACCGCACTCTTATGAACGCAGTCGGTCGTTTACTTATAAAGTTTCTCTTACTGTTATCCCGCACTCGAACTCGATTTCGATTTCCTTGTTGGACAGCACAGTGATTTTCCTTACAAGGCTTTTGAACATCACTCGGTCGAACTCTTCAAGTATCTTTCCTGTCTGTAGCAGTTTGGTCACTTCTTCGATTCGGTAAGATGCGAGTTGGACTTTTCCTTGCTCGGACAGTATCTCTTCTTTTCTCATAAGCAGTTGGTCTATTTTCATTCCGACCTGCTGACTTTGCTGTTCATATTCTTTATCGGTAATCTCTCCGTTGTTCCTTTTCATCAGCAGTTCCATCATCTGCTCTTGTAGTTTTTCTATCTCGGCATTCACTTCATTTATCGCTGTCGCACAGGAGTCCGTTATTTCGCTCACGGTCGCACTTTGCAGTTTTTCGAGTATTCGTTCCTTGTCTCCTATAAGTTCGTTCAATGCCCTTACAAACGCTTTCTCAAGGGCTTCTTCTTTGATAGGTCGGCTCTTGCAGTATTCCGCCCCATTGTTTTCGTGTCTTTTGCACACCCATATGTAGTACTTCTTATATTTGTTGTACTGTTGGTGTCTTCGGTAGGTTTCCCCGCATTCGCCGCATACTATCATTCCGCTGAACGGATATTTACCTGAAAACTTTCCGCATCCCGTTTCACCTGTACTTCGTAGCGACTGCCTGTTTTGGAACTCTTGCTGTACCATGTCGAATGTCTCTTTCGATATGATAGCCGCATGGCTATCTTCCACATACCAGCTCTGCGCGAATCCCTCGTTTTTAATTCGCCTTGGGGATAGAAAGTCTGGAAGGTATGTTTTTTGCAGGTGGCAATCGCCCTTGTACTTTTCATTTTGCAGTATCGACTTCACCGTGGAAGGATGCCATGTTTCTCTGCCTGACGGCGATGCTATACCATCTCGCTCAAGTCCTTCAGCGATTTCTTTCAGACTTTTACCGTCAAGGAACTCCGCATATATCCTTCTGACCGTTATTGCCTCTTCTGGCACTATTTTAAGCACCGTTCCTTTCTTGTCTCTCGTATATCCAAGGAAGTGTTTCGTGTTAAGGATCACCTTACCCTCTTGGAATTTTTTCTTGACGCTCCACCTTATATTATTGGATATGCTCCTGCTTTCTTCTTCCGCAAGGCTTGCCATAATCGTCAAGACAAACTCGCTTCGCTCTTGTAGCGTGTCAAGGTTTTCTTTCTCGAATATGATTCCGATGCCGTCCGCTTTCAGTTTTCTTGCCGTCTGTACGCAGTCGAGTGTGTTTCTTGCGAATCGGCTGACCGATTTTGTAATTATTAGGTCTATCTTCCCGTCTTCGCAGTCTTTTATCATTCGTTTGAACTGCACTCTTTTGGTATTTTTACCGCTCAAACCAGGGTCGGCATAGATGTCAACCATCGTCCAATCATCATGGCTTGCAATGAGTTTGGTGAAGTGGTCTACCTGTGCCTCGTAACTACTCTCCTGTTCTTCGTGGTCGGTCGACACTCGTGCATATGCAGCCACTCGTATTTTAGGCGTTTGTCCCATCGCTACCGACATAGGGTCAAGCCGTTCGACTCTTGTTTTCGCTGGAATAATCGTAATTTTGGGTTTAGTGTTTGCACAGTTTTCCATTGACATTTCCTGCCCTCCCGTTTGTATATTCTTTCGTTGCCTTATATCCATTTTGGAACTCGAATGTAATCGTCCAGTCTTTTACTGTTGCCTTTACAAGGAACTCCGCCATTTGTTCCGTCAGCTCATCCGATTTCTTATATTTCCCTTTTACCATATCTCTCGTTTGTAGATTTTTTATGAGAGTTTCCTGTTCTTTTATCTTTATAAGTATTTTATCGGTTTCCTCTCGGAATTTGCTTTCGGATATATAACCTTTGGCTCGTAATTGTCGCAGTTCTTGCTCGTTGGCAATAAGTTTTCGCAAGACATCTTCTTGTTCCGTTACGCCGTTCACTTCATTATTCGCATCGATGCTTTCGTTGTAGGCTTCAATCAGCAATCTTGTAACGACTTCGTCTTTGATGTCATGGGATGTGCATTCCTTTACCCCATAAACATCCTTTTTCCGACATGTCCACTTTATACACATATATGGAGTTCCGTGTGCCGAAGTTTTTCTTTTGAAACTCGTTCCGCACTCTCCGCATATCAGTTTTCCTGATAGAGGATATAATGCAGTAGGTGACCCCCTTGGTCTATATTTATTGCCACGTGCCATCATTATATCCTGTGCTTTTTGGTAGTCTTCACGCGACACAATCGGTTCGTGATCGTCTTGGATATAATACTTGGGGAGTTCTCCGTAGTTGTATTTTTGTACTTTCATCACGCTATATGATTTTTGCATAATACTATCCCCGCAGTATTTTTCATTTCGTAACATCCCCGTTATTGTCGATTTACTCCATCGTCCCCCATGCATTGGGGTGTACCCTTCGTTTTCGAGAATATGGCATATAGTTCTAAACGAGTTGCCTTGCAGGTACAGTTCAAAGATTCTTCGCACTATGACCGCTTCTTTCTCGTTTATTACTAACTTTCCATCGACCATGTCATATCCAAGTATTCGTGCCAGTTCCACACTCCCATTTGCGAATCGTTTCCGTGCAGCCCATTTTTGGTTTTGGCTCATAGATAGTAATTCCTCTTCTGCGAGACTTGCCATCACTGTAAGGATTAAGCCGCATTTGGGGTCAAGGGTATGTATGTTTTCAGACTCGAATATGATTTCCACACCTAAATCTCGGAACTCTCTGACTACTTCCATTAGTTCGACTTTGTTCCGAGCGAATCTTGAAACCGACTTTGTATATATCCTATCGATTTCACCATTTCTCACTTTTTGGAACATCCTTTTGAGTCCATCGCGCTTTTTCATAAATGCACCGCCAATGCCCTCATCGGAGAATAATCCTATATACTCTACGGACTCGTCACTTTCGAATCGTCTTTGCCAGTAGTTAGACTGGAACGCGAAACTATCTTCTTGAGCATCGCTATCGGTGCTGACTCGCACATAGGCACATACTCGTGGTTTCTCCACTTTTTTCGTAGGTATCTCTTGAATATTCATTTCTTACGCTCCTTTCTTGTTCGCCTTTCGGCTCTTTCGACTGGATTCGAACTGCGATAAAAATTTGTCCCGCCCTTTTATTGGGCAGGACAAACAATACCGTGCTCACTTATAAAAGTCCAGACAAAAGCCGCTTTATTCTGAAACTTTTTTGATAATTCTTTCCTTCTCTGACGAAGTGATTAAACCTCTCTTCAAAAGGCTTTTTAAGACACTTTCAATTATCTGTTTTTCCATCGTCTTTACCATCCTTTTTGCCGAGCTGCTTAATAATCTGATTAGTACCCGTTGCCGTCAGTCCACTCGCCCCGCCGATGACGATTGCCACCACGATATTCGGTGCGGGGATGATACTCGGCAAAGCGTAAAAACAAATAATGCCACACACGATTCCGAGCGCCGTTGTAATAAGCGGAATACACCGCTTGAACTTTTCGTTCTCTCCGACTGCGTGCTTAATGATGTTAATCACCCAATACACGACCGCAGCAATCGCCGGGACGCTGATTAAATTCAAATACTGTTCCATTTATCTCCCCTCCTTATTTCTTGGAATTTTGTTCGAGCAAATATTCGTAGAGTTCATCATTTACTTCCGCATAGGCTTTCATCGCCTCTTTCATCTCGCCGTTGGTTTTCCCGTCACGAATGGCTACCGCATCCGCATACGTCAGTTTTCCAACAGCATCTATACTTTTTAGTATCAGCATGTTCTCTTTGGCTTTTGCTCTGTCTCGCTCTTCATCTTTCTTTTGCTTTTTCTTGAAAAATCGTTGCAAGAAAAAGAGCACCATTCCGCTGATGATGCTCGCACACACACTCACTATTATCGATATCATATTATACATGCTGTTTTGAAATATCTCCGCCGCCGACAAGCGATGCCGTACTTACTCCACCTTCGTTGTTAAAGAGGTTATTTACTACATTGCCGACTGTGGTCTCGCTTTCGTTTTCCACAATAACCCCGTTCGCTATGAAAGCATCCCCCTTGATGGTTCGGTAGTTATACACAGTGGTATCGTCCGCAGTAACCTCTCGCCTTACTCCAACTATTGTTTTTTCTCCATCCTTGCCGATTAGCCTTGTTCCGACACTAATTTGCTCTTGTCCGTTATCGTCCCATACCGATATAAAGCCGTCTTTTGTCAAAACTTTGTGTTTTGGTGTAATGGACAGTTCTGTACCATCGTCAAAAGAAAGGGTGTATATATTTGTCGGTTCGGTCAGGATATACCTCTTCAACACCAATGTTTGAACAAACGCTTTTTTCTCTTTGTCATATGCCACGATTTTGTTGCCCGTAATAAGCGAGCGTGCTTCTTTGGTGTCTCCATTTAGCGATGTCAATATCTTGCTATCGGCAGATACGCACCCGCCACCGCCGCCACCAGTACTGGTACTCGTTCCTTCAAAATAAACATATTGATTGCCTTGTATCGTAATACTGGAAGTGGATTTGCTGATTTTGTACCCCGATTTCAGTGTATAGGTAAAATCATAGCGCATCTTAATAAAAGTGTCCAAAGTCGTGGTCGTACCGACCACTCCGGAACCAAATGCTCCGTCTGGTTTTGTGTACTTATATGTTACCGAAGCAATACCTGTTCCAACCGAAATCGTAAGTGTCTGATGCCTTGCAAAGATAACCTTTTTATCTTTCAAAACCGCTTTAATTTTGTAATAGTCTTCCATTTAGTCCTCCGTAATAACAGTAATTGCTCCATTGACTCCCTCGTCAAATGTATTGGTTGTTTCTCGAATCACATAATATGTCGAACCAATTAGCAACTTCCCAAGATTCGCCAATGAGTTGTCTATCGCTGAAAACTTATTCTTAATCGTACCCGTCGAGGTATTATAATCGTCTGCCTTTACAGCCGTTTCCGCTGCTATCGGCAAATCGGTAAGAGTGCCGTTGGCATTCTTGATTTTCGGTCTGTAAGCCATTCACGATACCCCCTTATACTACCTTGAAGAAAAGTCCGCCCGTTGCAAGAGATGCGCTCGGAGCGGTCTGTCCGCTCGTACCGATTTCAATCATCTGACCGCCTGCGACCGCAATGCCTTTGGCATTGACTTGAACAGCAGAATAAGTGCCTGCGGTTACACCGCTATCACCCAAAGTAACCGAAACCGTCTTATTTGCAGAGCCGTCCACACTCTGACTTCCCGATCCGCTGATAGCAGTCGAGCCGTCTTTCTTAACACCCGAATTGACGCTTACACCGAGCGTTCTCGCCGCAGTCCACTTGCCTGCCGAAGTCGCGCTCGTTGCCGTATCAGCACTGGTTGCTTTATCTGCTTTCGTAGCTGCGCCGACCTTAGTCGTTCCGTTCTTGATATTAGCAATCTCGGTGACATTGGTATTGGACTGACTTTTTGCCGCATCCGCAGTCGTTTTTACTTCGCCGATAGCACCGACAACTGTCTTTGCCGTTGTCGCAAGCGAATTATCACTTTTCGTCTGATAGGCGGTAAGGTCAACCTTTTGCGTTTCGAGTGCGCTGATTTCAAAGTACCCGTAAGTACCAGTGTTGTTATCGAGAACCTTGCTTACCCAATAGTCGGGAGTATCCAAAGCCTTGATAAAAATGTTATCGCCCACTTTGTAGTCGGTTTTAGCAGCCGCTTTCAATGCGGTTGTCATTGCCGCCACAGTATCGAACGAAACAGCCTTCGCTCTGCCTTCCGCAAGTGCGTATGCGCTGTTTGCCTTGTTCTGTGCATTGGTTACGGCAGTGCGAATGTCCGAGTGCGCCGTTCCGGACGTATTGTGAGTGTTTACAGCCCCGCTCGGTTCAGCACCGATGTTTGCTGGAGTAAGGTTGACATCGCCTTTTCTGTAAGTTGTTTCCTTATCGCCCTTTAACCCGGTTACGATACCGCCACTCTCAATGTTTTTGACTTGCTCGTAGACCTTATCGATTGCACCTTGTACGTTCTCCGCCGCAATACCCGACGTTGTACCTTTATACTTAACTACTTCCGCTTCCGTTTCGGGATGGATAAGTACGGTATCTTCTGCGCTGACCTTTTGAATAATCTGGAACTTGTTTGTAGTTTGAGCCATGTTATTTATCCTCCATTTTCTTGAATACAAAATCGCCGTCCGGGATATCTTCGGTTATCTTGTCAACCGCCTGCAGTTTCCCTTTGACGAGTTCGCCAAGTTTTATTTTATTCGTCTCGCCGTTTTCTCCCACGACAAGAATAAAGGAGTCGCGTTTATCGACTCCCAGCTTAATTTCTTCATATTCCGTTACGTTGTTTGACAATAGGTTTAAGTCACTCGCCGTCATTTTTCCGTCAAGCGGTTTCCCGTTGATGGACGGCTTGTTCTTTAGCCGGTTGTAGTTGTAGGTTACGGTAATACCGGGCGTAACTTTTATATGTTCCTGATTACCGTAGTAGTTTTTATCCGCCATTTCCCACCCTCTCCAAAACTTCTAATTTTTGACGATGCACGAGCGTTACCTCTTGCTCGTCTATTAAGGTGGCGATGATGTCGTATTTCAAAAAACCTGTTTTGAAGTCCTTTGTCACTTCACCCGGTATTCGAATGCGGAATTCATCCTCTTCTCTATCCGCCTCTTCTTCGATTCCAAGTTCTTTGCATGCGAACACCACCTTTTCTATGAGTTCCGTAGCAACGTTCTCAAACGATAACCCGAACTCAAAGACATCGCCTTTGACTACTTTCAGCATCCTATTGCTCTACGAAAACGATAGAAGAGATCGTTGTCGTAGTTCCGCTTTTTGTTTTCTTTTCTACCTTGCAAGAAATCTCTTTCAAGTGTTTTTCGTTTTCCGCAAGTGTATTGAAGATATCCGGCGTTACTTGGTCTTCCGCTTTGTAATCGCTCTTTGGCTCTTTCCAATTTGCCATTCATACCCTCCTTATATCGTTCTTCCGCGCGTCTCTTGTTTCAATCCGCCGTCAAACGTAAACTTGTTATACTCGCACACGAGTTCTTGACTGTCTCCGAACCTATCTGCCGACTCGTACTTTTCACCGAGATTGAGTTTCGGGTTTCCTCGCCAAGTCGTAGTTATGACACCTTCTCCTGCGTGCATCTTTTCAAGCAAAATTCTTGCGATATACTCCGCCTGTGCATGGCTTTGTACAAGATCGCTTGACGGGTGCGAATACTCGGTCACTCCGTTGTTTCTAACACTGTCATCGTCTTGCATCGTCAAAGACTTGGTCGTTATCTCGATTGCCTTGCCCGTAACCGTCAGCACCGCCTTTTGCTTTTGTGCCGTTTTATTCTTTGCCACGACCGAGCAAGCGTTGACACCACCTTGGAAGTCGGTCAATAGCACGTTTAAGTTATCCGTTTCCATTGCAGGGTACGCAACTTCGGTATTATAATCGAGCGTCAATTCAAGCGATGCGTTCGGCTCTATATTGAGTTCGACCGATACTGCTTCGACCGTATCGTTCGACAAGGATACATCACAGTATTCCACAGAAATACGGTTCGCAAACTCGGTCAGAGAAACACTCGATGAGTACGAAAACATATTGCTTTTATCTATCCTTATCGCCGTTGTTGTCTTCGGCTCTTTCTCCGAGCGAACATTGATTTTATCTTCTCGGTCTACAAACACTTTGCATAGTCCCGCATTGGCGATTTCCTGCAATGCGTCCCAAGCCGTGCCTTTCGGCAGAAATGCCATCGGCACGATTACAGACTTTAAGTCGTTTGAAATAACGAAAGTATCTGCCGTTTCGCCGATATTTAAAAGAATGTCGGCAGCTATATCGTATAGCGACGCATTCTCTGTCAGCGGAAAACCGACATAGGTCTTTTTCTGCAGTCGCATCAGCCTGTCCACCGCACTGCACTTTACCCATTGTGAGTCTTGGTTTATCTGCCATTCATCCGAATAGAATGTGCCGAGCGGTTGGTATTTTACTTCTCCGTCCGTTTCTATGCCTATGCTCGGTAACAGTTTGCGGTCGAGTATCATGAGCGAACGGAGATAGCCTTTATCGAACTTTCTGCCCTTATTAAAGATGTTTACTGTCATCGTGTCGGATACTATGTTGTAGTTTCCGTCCGCCGCACCCATCTCTTCGGACACTTCGAACATTTCAATGGCATCGCCCTCGTACCGCTCCATCATTCGGTCGTAGAACTTCAATATTTTCGCACAGGCATTCGGCTTGCTCCACTTTGTTATCGTCAGCCTGATGGATGTAATGTCTTCAAGCTGCGGAGTCAATCGAACCTGTATCTGATTATTGACGGTCACACTATCCGAGTGAACAATCTTCCCGTCTCGTTTGTACTGCAAAATGAAGTCGACCGGGTATTCATTCCGCTTTTCATCGCCCAATACCACCCAAGATATTATCGGACGCTTGACAAACGATATCTCGATCCACGGCGCGTTTGCAAACACACCGTCACTACCCGACAACGAACCGCTCCACCAACCGAGAACGACCGAATCGTCCATCATCTGAAAGGAGCCGTCCATTGTCGCATTGCCGTCCATCGTACAGCCTTTGACTGTCGGCACAAGGTGCGCGCCGAACACTTCGTCCGGGTGGCTGATAGCCGAATTACCGCTTTCCGTTGTTTGAATGTCTTTACTGATTTCTGTATCCGAGTAGATAACGTCTACTCTGCCGAGTATTTTTCGTGGATTATCCGTATATTCCATAGGTTATCTCTCCACAAAAGCAACGCTAACGCTTGCCCACATTATCTTGCCTTTTACCCAATCGTATCGTGGCTGACAGGATAAGTCCTGCGGGCGAGCGTTCATAGACGTCAACTTCCCCGTTTCGGGATCGTTGTAGTCAATCGTTACGAACGAGCCGCTTTTCGTTTCGGCAGTCAAAAGTCCCATATCTTCTTTCGAGAGATATTTCCACGCGACCTCGACCTTTCTCTTTCGCCCTATAACGTCCACGACCATTGTGCCGTCCATTGTCCTTTCCGTCTTATCCAACACTTCGGTCGAGCAAGTGAGTTCGGTCGGCGCTTTTATCGTCTTACTGTTTATTTTAAAGAAAACCGCCACTTTACACCTCCCTTAAAGCAATGCCGTTTCGCTTGTATTCCTTGTTCAGTCTCGGCATAATAAGCCTTGCAAACTGCTGTCCGTCAATCTCCAAAACGATGTCTTTTTGCTCTTCTCCACCGTTATTGCCGATTGCCGCTATCCCTTGGAGCATTCCATTGACCATATCTCCATAGGGACTGCTTCCGCTACCGACTACCGCGCGATTTGCCGATGCGGTGATGTTCAGTGAAGACGCGACCTGTGCCGCCGCTTGCTGTAACATCGGTGTGTTGTCGTACATTCCGTCTGCCATCATATCCATTAGGTTCGGTATCCACTCGTCTGCCGTATGTCCCGGACCTTTCTTTGTCGGCGAGCCGAAACCGAGAAAGTCTTTTATCGACTGTCCGACCGATTTTACTCCATCTACGACTTTACTCCATGCTTTCTTTATGCCGTCACCGATATTATTAATTAGGTTTTTACCCCAGTTGAACGCTTGCTTGAACAGGTTGTTAAAGTAGTCTCCGATACTTGAAAACAATCCCGTTATCTTATCCCAAATCCAACCGCATACCGAGCAGATCCCGTTCCAAATATTCGTGAAAAAGCCGCTGATACCCGTCCAAATATTGCGGAAGATATCCAGCACATTCACACCGATACCTTGAAAGAAGTCTACGAACCCTTGCCCAAAGCCTTTGATAAACTCCCAAATACCGAGGAAGATATTCTTAATAGCGCTCCAAATACTCGTAGCAATGTTCTGCATATGCGTCCACGCATCCGACCAATCGCCTTTGAGTATCGCACACACGAATTTAATTACTTCGATGATAGCGTTCGCCACATCCAAGACAGCGCTCAAAAATGGTCCGAGCGCGGCGATGATTCCGTTGACCACTCCGACTACCACTCCGTACAGCACTTCGATTACTTTGCCTATTAACTCAAACACGGGCTTTAGGAGTTGATATAGTTCAACTATGGTATCCCAAAGCGATGCAAAGAGCGCCTTTATCTTCTCCCATAGCGGTTCGACATAGTTTAGGAATTTCAGCACCGCATTGCTTATAACGTCAAACGCACTTTTTATAATCGTCCAAAGACGGGTGAAAACGTCCGAGACGACTTTGAGTATCTGTTTGCCGTATTTTTCCCAAAACGTCTTGATTCCATTGACTGTATCAAGTACGATTTTCTTTACGAGTGACCATACTTTCTTGGCTATAGCAAGCACTTTCGAGAAGACCTCTTTCACGCATTTCCAAACCGTTTTCAAGGCTTGCACGACCGCCGCTTTGATGCGTTCTCCGTTCTCGTCCCACCACGCTTTTATAGTGTTGGCTACGCTTATAATGACAGACTTTATCTTCTCCCATAAGCGGATTACGGCATTGCGGAAGTCTTCGTTGGTCTTCCATAGGTACACGAGCAAAGCGACTACCGCCGCTATTGCTATGCCGATGAGCCCCGCTTTCGTGAATAGGACTTTTGCCACCTTAATGATTGTGCCGAGACTGCCGACAAGTTTCCCTATTACGATAAGCAATGGTCCGATCGCCGCCGCAAGCAGTGCTATGACTACGATTTGCTTTCGCGTTCCCATAGACAGTCCCATAATCTTTGCCGTCAGTGGCGAGATATACTTCGTTATAAACTGTCGAATGAGCGGAATCAACACATCGCCAAAGGAGATCGCTATCTCTTCGAGCTCGGATTTCAGGATCTTCCATTGACCTTGCAAAGTATCGAGTTGCGTTGCCGCCATGTCGGTCGCTTTGTTCGTTCCCGTAATGGCTTTGGTCATTCCCCTTACGGCATCACCGCCTGCCGACATCAAAGCAAGCATACCCGGACCGCCCCTTGCTCCAAATATCTTCATTGCTTGCGAGGTGTCCAGTCCCGCATCTCGTAACCTGTCAAGAATTGATGCGAAATCGTTGGTTGCCGGATTCACGTCTTCTACGGCTATGCCGAGTTCTTCAAAGACTCCGAGCGCCGCCGTTGACGGGTTCATAAGAGATACGAATGCTTGTCGAAGCGAAGTTCCTGCCGTACTTCCGTCATAGCCTGCATCGTATAACACGGACAGTGCGCCGACCGTTTCTTCTACCGAATAGCCAAGGCTGTTTGCCACAGGACCGACATATCCCATTGAGTTTGCAAGTTTATCCATCGATGCCATAGAGTCACCGATTGCCGCCGCAAACACGTTCGTTACTCTTTCCGCTTGATTCGCTTCCAAGCCGAACTGGTTCAATGTCGAAATAACGGTTTCGGTCGTAAATGCCAAGTCGCTCTGCGTTGCCGACGCAAGATTTAGGGTTGCCTCGATGGAGTCAGCCATCTGGTCTACCTTGTAACCTGCCGATGCCATGTAGTACAAAGCGTCCGCTGCGTCCGATGCTGAGAAAACCGTCTTCGCGCCCATTTCACGGGCGATTGACGTCATTCTTGCGAGTTCTTCGCTCGTAGCGCCTGCGACAGATGCCGCGTTTGCCATCGACTGCTCGAACTGTTGCGATACCATGACTGACTTCGTGCCAAGTGCCACAAGCGGAGCCGTGATGGTTGCAGAGAGTTTCGTTCCCGCTTTCGTCAGACTCGCCGACACCTTTTGTATCTTCTTTTGGGCATTGTCTAACCCTTTCGAGAGCGAGGATATGTCCGCCGCTATCTTTATCACAAGGTTTCTTATAACCGCCAACTGTCCTCACCCCCTATTTGATTATTACCCCTTGCTCTGCCGCCATTGCTTTGAGAACGGCATCACCCGCCGAGTTTGTTTTTTTCGGTTTCTTCCTTATATCTTTCAATACCTTTGAAAGGCTCGGCAACTTCTTTTGCCTTGCAAAGGCTTCCGTATGCCACGCAAGCGTGATGTTGTCCTCGAACAGTCGAGTTTCCCGCTCTCGCTTTTGCTTTGCAAGGAGCATTACTTCATACGGAGTGTAGTTGCCGATTTGTATGGGGTCTATGTCAAAGAACACGACTGCCTTTTCGCAAAACTCGGAAAGGTCAAAAGCAGTCTCACTTATTCCCCCTGTTTACCTTCTGCCTTGCCGAATGCAAGCGTAAAGGCTTCGCCGAGTTTGTCCGCAATCTCGGTGATATTTGAATACTCGTCAATCAGGTCACCGACCTTTTCGAGTGTAAGGGTTTTGTCTTCGTGGCAAAGCCCCGCATACACGATAATGAGCAAGTCTTTGATGCCCACGTGCGAAAGGTCAAGCGCCGTAATGCTCTTGCCCGTAAGGTCTTCCACCTTGACGAGCGCATTAATGCCGTATCTCAATGTTCTGGGTTTATCCAGATTGATGGTTACTCCGTTCTTCATTCTTACTCTCCTTTATGGAAACTCAATTCGCCCGTACCCGTAAGTTCAAGGCTGATGCTGACCACGTCATCCACCGGGTCTTCGATTGACAAACTGCTGATGTATGCCGTTCCCTGATAGTAGTTCGCATTATCCACATACAGCTTTACGATTACGGTCGTGCCTGCAAGATATGCCTCTTGCAATGCCGCTTGACCTTGGGTGTCGGTCGGAACTTCGTAATCGCCTTCCGAACTCGCAGTCCACTCTTTCAGTCCCGTGATGTAGTTTTTCCAGTCATCGCCGAGAGCGGTCGTTTCCAAAGTTTCAAGCGACAGTTCAAGCGACCAGTTCTTGATTGCGGCTACCTTTTGGTTTCCGCTCTCGCCGATAATCACTTTTCCGTTTTTACCTGCTACCGCCATATAGTCCTCCTATTTTTCGTTGTAATAAAACTCGAACTCGATGCTCGACAGGTACTCTTCCGTATTGAACTTCAATGCGGTGTTCCCGTTGTACTCGTAGTCCGTTTTAATGAAAACGGCTTGGATTTCCAAGCCGCACATATTTCCGTGAAAGTCTTGAAAGGCACGCTTTACCATTCTCGACAATTCTCTTGCTTTCTTGAACGTCCTGTCATGGCACACGAACTGCATCGTCTGCCTGACAAACCCCGTATCGCCTTGCAGAGCCGAATCGTAGTTGGCAAGCACGGGCGAATAAACGATTGCCGGGAGTGGTGCGTCTTCGGGGAGCATTATGGGGAATATTTTATTCCCCACACGTTCTCTTATCTGTTCGTTTTTGCTTAAATACGCATATATTGCTTGGCAGATATCCGTCATAGTTTTCTCCCCACCGCATTCGAGATTGCTTTCACGATCTCATCGTTTATCTTGTCGATGTTTTCGTCCACGGCATTTCGTAGAAACGGGTTGGCAGGTCTTCCCCTTGCACCGAGTTCTACGAACGTGCCGTATCGGAGTGACTTGTCATAGTCTACCGACACGGTCGCTTTGGTTTCCGTGGCTTTGCCTTCGTTGAGTTTCAGACTCGCTTTCAGCGTTCCCGTATCCACGGGACAGTTTTTCCTTGCATCGTCAAGCGCAATTTTGCCGCCCGCTTTTGCGCCCGTCATAAGTACCGATGATGCCGCATCTTCCATTGCTCGAATATCTTTCACGAGTTTGTCTGCACCTTCCACTTTCGTTTTAACCTTCCGTTGCTTTGCGCTGTAGCCCATCGTTCACGATCTCCTTGCAATTGAGTATTGTGGCTTTATGCCCCATTTTATCGTCCGAAACTCCGATTATTTCATATAATGAGTTCCCGTACCTAACGCGATTTAGAACGGTCACGTTAGTCGTGTATCGGAGCGTTATCTTCACCACCGTTTCCGCTGAAACTTGTTGCGCCGTGTAATACTCCGTACCGCTCACAGGCTCAATACTCGCCCACCTTGCGTCAGTTGCCACCCACGTTCCTTCTTGTCCGCCGCAATCGTCTCTCTCCCACACAAAGGTCAGGATTTCCACCTTTCGGTTGAGTTTGCCTATATCCATCAAAACCTCTCTTTCCTGTAGGCGAACAGCATTCGCCTGACAAGGTCAAGGGTTTCGGATATATCGATACCCGTCTTATCCTTTGAGATTTGCCTTTCTTCGTAAAGCGTGGCTACAACTATGAGCATTGCTTGCCGCACGGTTTCGGGAAGAGGTTCGAGTTCCGCAAGCGGTCTTCGAAGCACGTCTTCCGTCAGTTCCTGTGCCGCCACAATCAGCGAGGCTATGAGATTTTCCTCGTCATCGCCGTCAACTCTTAAAAACTCTTTGGCTTCTTGAAGAGCAATCATACTCATACCTCCCTATTGTTTTTTGTTTATGCGCCCCTCTTTGCAAGAGTGACGAACGGCGAAACGGTCGCGCTACCCTTGTAAGGAGTGAGCGGTTTCGTCCAGATAGGTTTGCCGTCAACCCTGTAGATGAAACGGAACACGTTTTCATCGTAAAGGAATCTGACGTGAATGGAACTTGCCGACTTAATGCCGCCCTTATCAATGAGAAGGTACTGACCGATATCCGCAAGGATGATGTCACCGACTTCGCCTGCGGCGCTGCACTGTTCGATAGGCACGACAGGTCTGCCGAAGAGCGTGCCGTAGGGTTTCTCCGAAAGACCGCCTGCCGGGATATACACGGGTTTATCTCCGATTTTGAGCGTGTAAAGGTACGGTTCAAGTTCCTGATTGATGTACCACACCGCATTCGCTCTGGAACGAGACCACAGTCTGTTCCACATCTTGATGAGGTTCTCCACGGTGATAGTATCCGTCTGGCTTGCTTCTTTCGCCACGGTCACGATTGCACCGCTGTTAAGGATGCCGAGCGGTTCGCCCTCGCCGCTACCCGAAAGGATGGCATCGTCAATTTTGAACCCGAACTCTTCTGCGAATGCCTGACGAATAACGGCTTCGAGTGCCGCCGCATCCTGCAAAAGTTCATCGGTCGCATAGCAAAGTCCCGTGAGTTTTTTAAGCGACAGTTCCATCTGTTTGAACTTGGGTTTGCTTGCGGTGATCTCGTCCGCTTCGCCTTCCCAGTAGGTCTGCACACCGCCCCAACGAGAGCCGTTCGCACGGCTGTCTTCGTCAATGGCATTGATTTTCATTCCGTTTGCGTTGGTGCTGATAGGAATCTTCTTGACCTTGCTTGCGAGAATACCCGTTTCATAGGTTCTCTTCAAGAGTTCGGTCACAAAGTCCTGCTGAACAAGGAAACCGCCGTCCGAGGGAGTGCTTTCGTTAAGACCGCTTGCCGCTCTCGTGGTGAGTCTTTCGTCCACCTTGCCGCCCGGCGTTGCCGCTCTGTATGCCGCCATGAGCTGTTCGCCGAAAGACGCGAATCTCTTTTCGTTGTCCTTGGCGGGAGTGGGTTTCACTTCGGGTTTCTCGGTCGAACGATCTTCGGGTTCGATAGCGAGAAGTTTTTCCGCTCTGCCGATGCTTTCATCCCACGCGCGGATTTCCTCTTCGTACTTATCGATGTCCTTCTGTTCATCTTCGGAGAGGAAACGGTCTTCTGCTTCCGCCTTGTTAAGCACCGCCATCGCTTTGAGTCTTGCGTCCTCTCTCTTTGCCTTCATTTCGAGAATTTTCTTCATATTCATCTGTTTTCCTCCGATTAAATGATTTTGAATTTTGCTTGCAGGTTCTTGAGTTTTTCCTGCTGTTTCGCCTTTTTAACTGCGTTTTCCGTTTCTTCCGCTACTTTGCGTTGCTCGGTCTTATACACGTCGTACTCTTGCATCGCACGAACACCGACATCGGTTCCCGTGTATGCCGGGAACGTTACGGGCGAGACGTCAAACAAGCGAACCTTTTTGAGTTCTCTCGTATCGATTCCGTCTTGCGAAGACCACTCATCGTCTTCCACTACAAACCCGATTGACATCTGCGAAATGTCCCCACGGCGGATGCTCGTGGTGATGTCCCTTGCCCAACTCGTATCCGGCGGAGTAATGCGGACACGGAGTCCTACATCGTCTTCTACGAGTTCGAGCGTTCCCGCTCTGTTTCTGCCGAGTACATAGTTTGGATCGTGATTGAACAAAGCGCGGATATCGTCCCTGCCGATGCTCTCCGCAAACGCACCCTTTCGCACTTTCTCTTTGAAAGGGAAAATGCCGCCCAAGGTTTCAGACCACGAATCGAAAACGGCGGCGTGTCCTTCGATACACGTTCCGCCGTCACTTTCGTTTATTCTTATTTCCTTTAGCGGGAGCATTCGGAGTTCCTTTTTGTTCGTTTTCTTCTCCATTGCTACCTCCTTCGTCTGGATTGTTTTGTTTGTTCTTCTGTCCTACCTGCGCCGACATCATCGAGCCGTTGACGAGATAATCGTCACCACCCTGTTCCGCCGGGACAAGACTCATATCTTCGAGCCGCCTTATATCATTGATAGACAACCACCCGTTTTGCCGTCCTATGGAATAGCCTTCCATTCGGGATTTGTAGTCACCGCGCAATAGTCCGTCCACATTGAACTTGGCGAAATACAAAAGCCGTTCTTTCTCATCAAGGAGTGAACGGCTTATCTCTTGCTCCCACCTTACAAGCCACGGCCGTATGGTGTGCTGAACAAACTCTATAGATTGATGTTCTATATTGGAAAAGGTTGCCCTTTCAAGGTCTCCGACAAGATGTGGCGGAACACGGAAAATTCGGCATATCTCGTTCACTTGGTACTTTCTCGTCTCCAAGAACTGCGCGTCTTCGGGCGCGATGCCGATGGTATGGTACTTCATTCCTTCTTCAAGCACCGCCACCTTATGGCTGTTCCTTGTTCCCTGATACACTTGATTCCAAGACTGTCGGAGTTTTTCGGGATCTTTGAGCGTGCCGGGGTGTTCCAACACACCGCCCGGTCTTGCTCCGTTACCGAAGAACTTCGCACCGTACTCTTCCGTTGCCAAGGCGAGTCCGACAGCCTCTCTTGCTTGCGCTATGGGACTTAAGCCTTTAACTCCGTCTATGGACATTGCTTTGATGTGGAAGATTTGGTCTGGACGATAGACATAGGTTTTGTTGGTTATTTCGTCCGAATAGGTATACTTAATCTTGCCCGTGGTGCTGTCACGTTCCACTACCATTTGGTTCGGCTTTAAGTACCACAGTTCGGTCGTATGACCTTGTTTTCGGATGATTCTTGCGTATGCGTTACCCCACAAAAGGAGCGATGTCATCATCGTTTCCCTGAACTCGAAACTCGTCATCTCTTCGTTAGGGAACTCATAAAGGCAAGAAAAAAGCGGATGTTGCTCCGCCATTTCATTCTTACCGCCTTTACCTTTCTTAAATAGGTGTAGCGGTAAACTCGCTATTGTCTCCGCCAAGATCTTCACGCAAGCATAAACGGCGGAAGTTTGCATCGCCCGCATTTCGTCCACATTGATGCCGCTGTTGCTGTTGCCGATAAAGTCGACATCTATACCCCTGATGAACTCTTGCATTTCCTTTGACGGTGCTGTTCGTTTCTCTTTTGTAGGAGCGTCTCTGCTCCGTCCGAATATTCCCATTTTACCTCCATAAATATCTGCTTAATCGTAGATTTCCACCCCGTCACGGACATGTTTTACCTGCACCGTCGGGCAGAGTTCCTTGTATCGTCTGACAATGACATCGCAATACTTCGGTTCGAGTTCTATCGCACAGCACTTGCGGTTCAGTTGCTCTGCCGCCACCAAGGTCGAGCCGCTACCGCCGAATGGTTCAAGCACGGTATCCCCTTCGTGGCTGCTGTTGTAGATGAGTTTGGCACAAAGGGTTATCGGCTTCATTGTCGGATGATCGGCGGACTTGGATGGCTTATTGTCGAGAATGACCGAAGTCGGTTGCTCGAACAGTTTATCGATGAAGTCCACAAGGTCGGCTTTGCTCATCTTCCTTGCGTTCAATCTTACGTCTTCATAGACCGTTGAGAGCGTTCTGTCGTTGATGAAGTAATGCCCCGCACCTTCTTTCCACCCGTACAAGATAGGCTCGTGTATCCACTGATAGTCCTGTCTGCCAAGCGTAAAGTGGTTCTTATACCACACAAGTGTTTGCGCGTATTTGAAGCCCGCATTCACCATTGCCTTGATGAAGTTTACAGATTCTTTCGTGCTGTGAAACACATACACGGGTGCACCTTTTTTGAGATTTGCCTCCGCAGCCTTATAAAAACTCAAAAGGAACTGATAAAACTCGTCTTCGGAGAGATTGTCGTTTGCGATGTTTCTGTCTTTACCGTTTATCGTTCCGCCGTAGTCCACATTATACGGCGGATCGGTTACCATAACATCGGCATACTTGTCTTCCAAGACCTTTGCCACATCTTCCTTTTGGGTGCAATCGCCACAAAACAGTCGATGCTGTCCAAGTATCCATAGGTCACCGCGTTTGGTCTTCGGTTCGGCAATCTCTTCTATGGCTGTTTCGGCATCGAAATCGTCTTCGTGGACATTCTCCATACTGCCGCTACCAAACAGTTCCTGTGCTTCGGCAAGGTCAAAACCCGTGAGAGTGATATCGTAACCGCTCCCGTCAAGGTCTTTCAAAAGGTTTGCCAATAGGTCGTTATCCCACTCGCCGCTGATTTTGTTGAGTGCGATGTTGAGTGCTTTTTCCTTTTTTTCGTCAAGGTCAACCACCACGCAATCGACTTCTTCGTAGCCAAGGTCTTTCATTACCTTTAGTCTTTGGTGGCCGCCGACAACCGTTCCCGTTCGCTTGTTCCATATAACGGGGTCGACATATCCGAACTCTTGAATACTTCGTTTGAGCTTCTCGTACTCGGCATCGCCCGGTCGCAAGTCCTTACGAGGATTGTACTCGGCGGCTTTGAGTTCGTCCACCTTTCTTCTCTCTATTTTCATTCTTTCCTCCTGTTTTAGGTATGAAAAAACCGCACTCGGTTTGAGTACGGTTTACCATGTTATTATCTTCTTGTCAGTCATAATATTGTTTCATCTCTTGGAGATACTCTATATATCGACACAAAAAATCGAAGACAAAATCCAACATTGTTGCGACATATGATAATTGCTCTTTTAATAGTTCCATGTCTACAACAACATTTTCAGACGATGCAGCATAAAACATGTCTTCTTTCTTCGAATTAATTGGATATCTCGCAAATGCCATATCATCTGTCTTTTCAAAAATATTGGCTATGAATTGCTTAACAAGTTTTATTGCTGTTATAGATTCAACAATCTCATTACTATTATCTTTTTTCTTAAATTCTTGAAACAGTTTTAAGGTCACATCCGACAACTGTTTTATATTGTGTCCACCCTCAATTTTCGCCTCATCATGTAAAATAATGCTTAAGTAATCGTTTATGGCTTTAAGAGATAATTCTACTGCATGAACAATGTCAAAGAGGATAGGGAAAATAAATATATCCGCTTTCTTATCGGAGTTGTCTTCTAAACATTTTTCTATAAGTATGTCGGCTGTTTCAAAGTATCCCTCTGCCAAAATCCAAAAACTCGTTCCATCGTCTTTTGATATTCGCCAGTTCATATACGACGTCGTATTAATTGTTCGACCTTGACAAAAAAATGATTTCATTTTTTTCGACAATTCAGGTATCTTTGTATAATCAACTCTTTCAAAAAACATTTTTCTCTCCCTATATACGATTGTACTTTCTCAGCACATCAAACCTTATATCTTCTATGTTTTTCGAAAGCCTTTCCAATCTATTGTGGTCGTTTTCGAGTCTGCGAGCTTGCTTTAAAAAAGCGTCTTCCCACTCTCTCCCTTGCTTATAAACAAACATTACATATCCTTTATGCGCCCAGTGATTTCGAATTTCCGTTATCTGTGACAGAAGGTCATAATCTTCTTCGCTAAAATATGGGTCTTCGCTTATATCCAATCTTTTCAATTTTCCAAGAACATTTCCTAAAGTTGACTTGCTCCTTTCCAGTTCATCAAATGTTTTGCGATGATCACCCTTCAGCATTGCAGAGTAAATCCAACGAATATCATTTTCAATGCACTGGCAGTATTCAATTGTTTCGCCAACATATTCATGGAACTCACTAATATTGTTTATGTACATTGATTATCTCCCATATCTACTTCTTTCGCTTTTCCTCGTAAGACTCTTTCAGTCTGTCTATTGCCATTTCTACACTCATTGTGTGATATGGGAAATAGGTTATCCGCATCGTTTTCGCGGGCGCTTGCTTGTAAATTTCTTTACTGCTTTCGCCCGTGTAATAATGCCATCTGCGATAAACATACCCCGTCCAATACATCGTTTCTCGGTCGTATGTCTCACCGCCCGTTTTCAACTTATCATTGAGCTCGTCAAGAATACGCTCCATAATGTACTCTTTGCCTGCCCATTGCATATGGTTGAATTCCGAGTCAAGGTCGCTCGCTATGTCCGACAGCATAAAAGCCTTTATAAAGGTTTCGCTATCCAAACCTTTTTCGATAGACATCTCGAACAACTGCCCTTGCATATCCGAAAGTGCCGATTGTAAACTGTCGCTCATATCACTCACCTCTCAAGATTTCGTCGAAGAATTTTCCTTCTCTACGATATTTCAGCAGTATCTCTTCCGTAAGGTCTATTCCCTCTTGTCTTCTGACAATACTCTTATCTCGGAGTATTGCCAATTCAAGGGATGTCAATTCTTTCTTGTCTACGATTTCGAGTTGGTTGCACGCTTTTGCTGTTTTACAAACATACTGACGACCAAGGTCTAATGCCGAAAGGCTATGAATTAGTGCCACATCGGTTATTTCCTTTTCGAAAAAACTCTTCATCACTCGATACATACGATCGTTGGCGATATAGCCGAGTATCACATCGTATCCGTCAGCCAACCTTTCGTACTTCTTGTAGATCTCACTCCCTTTTACTTCGTCCATATACCCGCGATAATAAGCAATCAGCATTGCCCATTCGAGGTTCATTTCGACTTTCAAGACTTTTAGTCCTGTTAGGTCGAGTTTCATCGTGTAAAGGATCGGTTTGTCTTCATCGCAGATTAAGGTTAGCGGCTGTGCCGGGTCAGTACCGAGATAGAACCCTTTTCCAAAGTCGCACGACTCACGGCTTATCGGTTTGATCTTGCCCGTGATTCCTTTCTTGGAGCCGTGATAAACAATCAACCTATTATCGTCCGCATCGCGCTTTACCTGCTTTGCAATGTAGTCGAATAGGTCGATATTGTTCTTCTTGCAAAACTCGAACAACTGCGTTTGCGCCATCTTGTTCGGCTGCGTTTTCCCATTCTCCCACCGATTGATAGACAATGCTGTCGTTCCGAGAGCCTTTGCAAACTGCTCTTGGTTCATTCCTGCGCTTTGTCTTATGGCTTTTATAAGTTTATCCATATCAATCACCTATCACTTGTTGTTTTCTATATTATATCAAATGATAGTCTAATTGTCAAGAGTTTATTCCGCCATCGACTCGATTTGCGATATAATTTGCTTTGTTTTTCTCATTTTTCGGAATTATAATGTGAAAGTTTTTCTCATTTTAATTTTTACAAGTGAGAAAATCATATCACGATAATTCCGCGTTCGTTATATACACTATCGGTCGAACCTTCGTTTCGGATTGCTCGGTCAAGTGCCATAACGATCGCTACTGCGCCGTCTATTCGTTCGGTGGACTTTTCTTTGTCCATCTTGATGTTCCCTGCCGGGTCGGTTCGGACATACACGTTATCCATCATCCATCGGAGCGGAACATTCCCGCCGTGCGCTATTTTCTGCTCCAACACGAGTTTCATCAATTCCTTTGTCGGCGGACTCATATCCTTAAAACCCTGACCGAACGGCACGACCGTGAACCCCATTCCTTCCAAATTTTGAACCATCTGCACCGCTCCCCACCTATCGAATGCTATCTCTTTGATGTGGTATTTCGTGCCGAGGTCTTCGATGAAGTTCTCAATATATCCGTAGTGGATTACATTGCCCTCCGTGGCGATTACCTGTCCACGACCGAGCCAAGTATCGTATGGAACGTGGTCGCGTCTTACTCGCAAATCTATCGTGTCTTCTGGTATCCAAAAGTACGGAAGAATGCTGTATTTATCGTCATCGGCTATCGGTGGGAATACCAACACAAATGCCGTTATGTCGGTGCTTGACGAAAGGTCAAGTCCGCCGTAGCACTCTCTGCCGAGAAGTTTCTCCGCATTTACCGCAAAATCACATTTATCCCAAGCGTCCATCGGCATCCACCGCACGTTCTGTTTTACCCATTGATTGAGTCGCAGTTGTCTGAACAAGTTCTCTTCCGCCGGGTTCTCTTTTGCTGAGTTGAATGCCGTTTTCAGTTTGTCTATATCGACCGTGACACCGAGAGACGGGTTGGCTTTGTACCACACCTTTTCATCCCCCCAATCGTCATCGTCTTCCGCTCCGTATATGACAGGATAGAACGATTTGTCGTGCTTTCGTCCTTCTATGATGTCCTTTGCTTTGGAATGGACTTCCCAACATATCGAGTTGCGGTCAGTCCCGGCTGTCGTTATCAAGAAGAAAAGCGGTTGCTTTCGTGCGTCACCGGAGCCGTGTAGCATAACATCGTATAATGCTCGGTTCGGCTGTGCGTGTAACTCATCGAATATGACGCCGTGAACGTTGAGTCCGTGTTTGGTATAAGACTCTGCCGAAAGCACCTGATAGAACGAGTTAAGTGGCAAATACACAAGCCGCTTTTGCGAAATTATCGGCTTGCTGTTTTTTTTTAGTGCCGGGCATTGCTCTACCATCTGACAAGCAACATCGAACACAATCGATGCCTGTTGTCTGTCGGCTGCACATCCATATACTTCAGCACCCCACTCGCCGTCTCCCGCAAGGAGATAAAGTGCGACAGCGGCGGCGAGTTCGGACTTGCCCTGTTTCTTCGGTATTTCAACATAGGCTGTGTTGTATTGTCGGTATCCGTTTGGCTTTACGGTCCCGAATACATCCGATATGATTTGAGTTTGCCACGGCAACAAATCGAAGTTTTTGCCGTGCCATCCCCCTTTGGTGTGCTTGAGCATATTGATAAATGTGATTGCCCTTTGTGCGAGATCAGGGTTGAATAGTTCGCCGTTTGGTTTTGTAATTATCTTACTCTCTCCCATTCAACCTCCATAAACGACAAGAAGAGAGACATTGCTCTCTCCTTGTCTTATTTGTTATTAAACCGCTCCGTCAAGGTCGATAAGGTCTACCGTTTTGCGGATTTCGGCAAGCGCCGCCGTGTAACTTCCGCAGTTTTGCACCCTCTCCCACATATCGTTGTAGTCGCTGATTCGTCTCGCCTTGCGGAGTGCGTCCCTTGCTTTTCCGATAATAAAGTAAATGTTCCCTTCTGGACCTCGACTATGGATTTCAACCCTTGGTTTGTTCATGGTTGTCACCTCCTATCAAGTCAAACAAAATACCGTAAAGGCAATCGAAAGTCCAGTATATAATTTGTCAATTTCGAAACTTTTCCCTCATTTTACGAATTCGCCTTGAAACTTGTGCTTGACTCATCCCCACAATTTCACCGATTTCTCTTTGTCTCTTTCCTTGACGTATCTCTCGAAGTATTCTTTGGTCTTTCGGGGTTTGTTTTTCCTCGAAATCTTTTAGCATAATTCGAGTGATGATTTCATCTTCGCTCTGGCTTTCGTCTTCTATGACATCGGCAAGAGTAAGTACGCTGTCTTCGGCGTCCCTGCCTATTACCATGTTCAGCGATACTTCGTGCGGATAGTGTTTGCTCGTTTTTCGGATAAACATCAGCATTGCGTTCCGTATGCACATAGCCGCGTATGTACTGAATCGGACACCTCTGCTTTCGTCAAAGGTGTCCGCCGCCTTGCATAGTCCGAGCATTCCCTCGGAGATGATGTCTTCCTTGTAGTTTTCTTTTATGGGACCATCACCGATTTTTCCGTACATATGGTAGACGAGTCGCATATTGTCCGTGATGAGCTTATCCCTTGTTGACGGCATCGTTTAGTTCCTCCGCTTTGTCTACGAGTTCCCAAGCAAGGAAGTCTTTTCCGAAATGTCCGCCTACTGCCGTCTGCGCATATACGGGTTTCTTAAGGTCGAGTTTCTCAATCGTTCCCGCCACCGAAAGGTCAAATACCTTTTCGATTGCTTTCTTGATGAGAACTTCGCTGACCGTCCCCGTGTAGAATGTATTGACGTCAATACTTGTCGGTTTAGGAACACCGATAGCATAGGAAAGCGCGACTTCACACTTCTCTGCAAGTTTCGATGCAACAACGTTCTTTGCAATGTATCTTGCGAGATATGCACCACTTCTATCCACCTTGCTTGCGTCCTTTCCGCTCAATGCACCACCGCCGTTATGAGCGATGCCGCCATAGGTATCCACCATAAGTTTTCGCCCGGTCAGTCCCGTATCCGCAACGAACCCGCCGATTACGAATCGACCTGACGGATTGACAAGGATTTCGGTCTTGGAAATGTCGTACTCTGCAAAAACGGGAGCAATTACTTTTTCCTTAATCTCCGCCGTCAGTTCATCGAGCGGTTTGTCTTCTCGGTGCTGTGCCGACACAACGATGGACACGATTCGAGAGAACCTGTCCCCGTCATACTCGACCGACACCTGACTCTTTCCATCGGGTAAAAGTCCCGCTATAACACCGTTAATGCGACATTCGGTAAGTCTATCGGTCAATCGATGAGCGAGTTCCACCGGGAGCGGCATATAGTTTAAGGTTTCGCTTGACGCATAGCCGTAGACGATGCCTTGGTCTCCTGCACCCTGTTCTTTCTTGCCGACTGCTCCCGCAATATCCGCGCTCTGCTTATGAATGCGGACTTCGTATTCGATGTCGTTTGCATCGTAGCCGACTTCGGCAATCACACATCTTGCAATGTATTCGTAGTCGACTTTCGCCTTGGTCGTGATCTCCCCGGCAATAAAGCATTTGTTATGGGCAAGCATTACTTCGCAAGCCACTCTGCTGTCTTCGTCTTGTTCCAGACACGCATCGAGAATGCTGTCCGCAATAAGGTCTGCGAGTTTATCGGGGTGACCGCAAGTCACCGACTCCGCCGTATAGATATGTTTAATCATTTTCGTTCTCCTCTGCTAAAAATAAAGCCTTGAAGATTGACTCCAAGACTTGAACCACTATTCCGTTGCCCGCTTGCCTGTATTGCTGCGTTCCGCTTATCTTTGCCGCAACGATTTTGTCTATCTGTTCATCTTTCCACCCCATAAGGCGAAGACACTCTCTCTCGGTGTGAGCTTGCGGATTCTCACATTCTCGGTGATCACCGCGTTTCCGTCACCGCAAGTCAAGGTATGCGCTACTCCGTTACCCACTCGACCACGTTTGGTCTTGCTGCCGGGATATGTAATGTTGACATAATCGCCGGGTCTTGCTTCTTCGTAGCCTTTCTTGTTTGCCACCTTGACTTTCAGATAGGACTGTTGCGTTTGCCCTGCCGATGCTTGTAGTGCGGGAACAATCTCTTTTTCGGTTCGTTCTCGCGTAATCGTTCCATCGCCTGCTTTGTGTCCCCAATTGTTCGGGGCAAGAACCTTGACATCTTCGACTTCGAGTTTTAACACAGCAGAACTCCCGGACGGAGAGCTGCATTGCCCTGTAAGCGTTGGGGCAACATCCTTTATCTCGGTCTTGTTATACGCCACGAACATCTCCGGGACATACCCTTTTTCTTCGATAAATTCGTTATATCTTCGGCTTACATAGTCCTGTTTGTCTTCTTCAATCACGAGATTGTCTTTTTGAACCGTGGTCAAAGCATTACAAAGACCTTTTTCGTTGATTTCAAGTCTCTGTTCGGTCGGCACTCCCGCCGTTCTGTCGGACGGATCTTCGGGGTTTCTTCCACGCATCGCCCCGACAACGGGAAGAATTGCTGTCTTGAACCCTTCCGGGCGAGTAGTAAGAGTCGGACACACTCCACTCTTGTTCACTTTCTTATTGAAAGCGTCTATAGTATCGCCTACTTCGCACTCGTTCTCTTTCAGTGTTTCGAATGCTTGCTTATAAAAGCGTTCTTTCGGCTCGGCCGTGTCGATGATGATAGGAGTTTGACCGCCGCCTTTGCCCATCGCTTCGGTAAGCGTTGGACTAATGCCGTCCGTTCTCGGTGTTTGGTGCTTTTGCAAGCCACCAAGCACGAAGTCTTCGGCTATTTTCAGTTCGGTATTGCCGCCCTGCTGACAATGCACAGTCGGAGCGATACCGTCAGGTTCATACACACGCTTGCTGATATCGTGCATCTTATCCCATTTCTCGCCTACCACTTCTCCGACTTGAACACATTGCGGTCCGCGCCAATCTCTTGCAAGAAGTGTGTTTGCGAGCCCGTCACCGGGGCGAATACTGTCTCTTCGGCTGTTAAATGTCGAACGAAGTATGCTCCGTATTGTGCTTTCCTTAAGATAGAACCTTTCATCGACCGTTTCATCAATCATATCTCGCAGACGAATAGTCAATTCTTTGGGTTCTGGAAACACAAAAGGCTTGTGCTCACCCCTGATAGATATGCAGAAAACCCGTTCTCGGTTCTGCGGAATGCCGTAGTCCTTGGCATTCAACACTTTCCAATAGTTCGTGTAGCCGAGTTCGGCGAGAAAATCGAGCCATTTATCGAAGTCCGCCTTGAACTTCTTGCTGACAAGGTTCTTGACGTTCTCAAGCAATAGGTATTTCGGGAGTGTTCCCTTTTCCGATGCAACACGCAATAATCGCTCGACTTCAAATAGCAAGCCGCTGCGAGTTCCTTCCTTAATGCCCGCACCCTTGCCTGCGACCGATATGTCTTGGCACGGGAACGAATAAGTCCAAAGGTCAGCGTCCGGGAGTTCTTCTATCTTACGGATATCTCCGAGATTGTTGGCCGTTCCGTGCATTGCCTCGTAACTTTGGATTGCGTATTTATCTATCTCGCTTATCGCAACGACTTTATGTGCAATGCCGATATTCGTTAATGCCTGCGTTTGCGAACCGATACCCGCGAACAGTTCAATCAATCGCAACGGATTTTCGGTTGTGTATTCCGTCATGCTTTCCCCCCTAATAGTTTTTCCATAATGTCATCATTGGGGTTTGTTTCGTCCCACTTCGACAGTTTGCTTTCTCGTACCACGATGTAGATTTTGCTCCACACTTCGTTGGTTTGTTTGAGATACTGTTGCGCCATACCCACGAACGGGGACGGCATCGGCTTGCCGTTCTGGTCTTTTACGAGCAGTCCGTGCTTGGTGTTCATATCTTCGCATTCAAGCCATCTCGCTTTGCAAAATGCGTACTCTTCCAAGTTGTACGGCAGTATTCCCTGCGTACACCCGATGCTTTTCAGCCATGCGTACACGGTCTTGTATATCTCTTTTGCTTTGGCTGATAAATAAGAAGGCGGTTCGCTCGGTAGTTCCAGTCCGTTATCGGTTGTGAAGTTCACGACTTCTATCGGACGCTTGCCGGGATTGCCTTCCAGTATCTTTTGCGTGACCGCTTTCTTCGGTCTTCCCGCGCCCGGTCTTGCTCCACCGCTTGCCATACTGCCTCCCCTTTTGAATTTTTGATTTTTGCTCTGTTTTTTTGATTGTTTTGATTTCCCGCGAAATCAAAAAGGACGGTTGCCCGTCCTTCAATACTTCGTATTGGTTTTGATTTCTTTGATTTTTCCGTTTGATTTTTGATTTCGCGTTTTTTCGCGTTGGACTGCGGCCCCGCTCTTAGGGTGGAAATCGTCAAGTTTTCGACCTCCCCCTCCCCGGCGGTCAGTCGTACTCTCTCGGCTTCGGTTTCCACCGTGAGCCTTCCTGTGCGCTCTTGCGTGAGTGACACGACCAACACAGGCTTTGTAGGTTGCTCGGAGCAAACCGCTCGCCGCCTTGCTTGATGGGAACGATATGGTCTACCATTGTCGCTCTCGTTCTTTTACCCGCTTTCAGACACTCTTCACAAAACGGGTGCTGATTGAGTTGCTGCTTTCTCGCGTGCAACCATTCGGGTGTCTTGTAAAAGTTCTTCGTGAAGTTATCTCGTCCGTACTCGTTGTATTGCTTGTCTACGAGCCGCTTGTGTTCTTCACAGTATTGCCCGTCCACGAGCTTGGGACAACCGGGATAACTGCACGGTCGTTTTGGTTTTCTTGGCATATTTATCTCCTGCTTACACTCCTATTATATTCGGGGTTTTGCACTATTTTGGTTCAAAATGACTCTGCTCTGTCCCAATTTTCAGACCTCGGATAAACAGTCGCTTATAA